GCCTAGAAGATATAAAACTGAACGTTTCGGTACCCTGAAGAGGTTAATCTGTGGCAGTGAATCCACCTTGAGCGCCTTAAAGCTCTAAACTGAAGCCAGTGCGCTTTAGCCACTGGTTGTTCACAAGATATATCAGATTTATTTTTAACAATCTTTCGTATGAATTTGATGAATTGTGTTTCTGATGAGGACCCACCGCGATTATATTTAACACCGTTAATTATTATAGGATCGTAATTTTTGTTATCATTAAAATAATATATTTTTCCTTTAATTTTTATTTTTTTACCGCGAAGTTTTTTTCACACATCTGGCCATCTATTTTTTAAATACTCATAATTGTTTCTAGTCCAATTACAACTTATTATTTGGCGGCCTGATGGCGATTTTAAATTATCTTCACACCATTTAGATAGATTTTTGATCATCGTTCTCTATTAAACTTTTAAGTTCCTTTTCTAATTTAGATCGTTTTAGTTTCAACTCCTTTAATCTTTTTCTATCTTTAACTCTATCTTCGTAAATAATATCTACCAATTCAGGACAAAACCCCTTATTCTTTTGACTGAATAAAACACCCGCCTTAGAAATGGCGACTTCTTGTTGTTGTATAAATTGTTTAAATTGTGGTATTGTAAGTGGGTGTACTTTACCGTTTGATAACATTATTTCAATATTATCTTCAGACTTTCTAACAATTTTTCCAATTTTTGTTTCGGGACTAATATTTAAAGTAATAATCGTATTTGGATATAGACTGTTAGCGTCAAAACTTACAACACTCTCATGTAATCCTTTTTGGGGTTCTTTTACAAATCCGCCATCATATGGACGTATATGTCTATCCGCAAAGGTCGGAATAATCATATTTTTAGTTAACGCTTGTAATGCCAATGCGCCCGTTACAATACTTACTGTTCCCAATGCTGATTCAAAATTAGTCAATCCAAGATATGCTAACATTCTAACTAACATTAAGAACTGCAGTTTTTCTTCTAATTGGACAACAATGCGCGTATCTTGAATATTATATTCAACAAATTGCGTCCAATTTGTGTCTGCTAGTTCACTTAAACTAGTTGCATTAAACGATATCTTGCCTGTTCCTAATTCAATTTCGCCAATATAATCCAATTTATAGTTTTCACGTTTTTCGCGACTAAACGTTATATAAGCATCCATATAGTCAATTATACTAATACCTCTAATGTGCCACCGTGTAGTCGATTTTCCGAATTGATTTATTACATCGTCTCTTTTATAAATGTCATTAAGTGGAGATAATAATTTAGCATCGTCTTCATTTAATAATTTTGTAATTCGATTAATTAAATATGGTATATCAAATCCAATAATGTTCCACCCAGTAACTAAATCTGGATAATCCCCTTTCCAAAAATTTATAAACTTATATAAAAGATCCGATTCAGATTTACATTGATAATAAAAAACATTTTCTTTATCAGAAATATATTCTTTATCAAGTCCCCATGTATGATACGTGTTTGTTAAACTATCATGAACCGTTATTAAATTAATAGGATCAACGGCAATAGAGGGTTCGGGGAAAGCTTCTGGACTATATGTTTCAATATCTATAGTGAATATTTTTAATGGATATTTACTGAATTCTTGGGTATTATTTTTTCCACCGAATTCTTCTATTAGAATTTGTTGTTCTATTGGTAAATTATAAAATAATCTTTGTATCCCACATTCTCTTACATATTTGTTTCTTTCAAACCCGTTGTCAAAATAAATTTTACGTAATGGTGTATTATATATACTTTTTGCATTCGCTGATTTAGGATCTAATGTTTCTATGTATAAATAGGGTCTAAAGGGGGTTTCTATAGCTATACGTTTCCCTGTATCTTTTTCCCAAGTCCAGAGTTTATAGTTTTTTTTGCGAGAATTGTATTGTATATGTCTATAACCAATGTATTCCATAATCTGCCTTATTTAGATAATATCATTAATAATTTATTTTTCAAGCAGATTGTTCTGGATTGTTGATTAAAAGTGCCTTACGATCTTTACTTCCATATGGAGTAAAATATAATTCGACATATTCATCTAAATGATCATTTAAGTACATTGTTTGAGCATATTTATAAACTTTATCTGACATTTTTTCATATGTGCTTATATCTTTAGTAAGCCATTTAATGCGATCTATAAATTCTTCACCTGTTGTGAATTTTAGTTCTTGTGGCGCCACCTCGTATGTTTCAAAATCTTGGCATACACACGGTATTCCTAAATTTCCCGCTTCTAGATACTTAATATTACTTTTTGCCCTATTAAACCTATTGTCAATTAATGGAGCATATGAAATGATCCCATTAAGATCATATATACCTTGTGGATAATCAAACATTTGAGCCCAATTATGAAATTCCATTTCTCCATTATCAATAAAGGGTTTACATTTAAGTGGAAATGCCCCCATGAACACCCATTTAAAATCTTTTCTAGTAGCTATGATATAATCTACTACATGTGTGAAATCATCTACTTGATTTGTTCTATTTATAACATCAATGTGTGTACCTGAACCAGTATAAATAATGCGTGGTCTCTTTTTGTTTTTTTCAAAGCCTTCTAAAAGTCTTTTTTTGTTATAAAGTCCTTGGAACCAAAATTTAGGTGGATAATTAGGCACTACAGTAATTTTTTGATTTCCTGTTTTTTCTCTATAATACTCTTTCATATATTTGCATGTTACAGAAATTTCATCGCACATGCTCATAATTTCTATGCCGCTACGAAGTATTTCTTCATTTGTAAAAGCATCTTTACATCTATTGTAATCAGGTATATCATCTTTAAAAATAATATCATCTATTTCATATATAAGTTTAAATCCGTGGCGATATTGTATTTGTTTTAAAAATTTTATAAAGTCTAATTGATATGGGGTTGTTTGACGTTGCAATCTTATTGCTTTATATGCACTATAAAATCTTTCATCCCCCACCATTGTTGTCAACCCGTTTATAATAGCTTTGTTATATGCATTTAATAGTAGTTCTGGCCAAACCATTCTCCATGTACCACAACCGCCATGATCTGCATAATAATTTAATGCGCGTGGAAGATCTGCCCCGGGTATTTGTAATGGCGGCGGTTCATGAAATGTTATTTTATTGACCTTACTAATTTGTGGTATACCTACAGGTAATCCTTGCGGGGGCATAGGTATTCCCATTATTCCCGCATTATATATAGATTGTGGTTCACTTGATTTATTTTTAAATTGCAATGCCATAATTGTTATTAATTAACCTTATAGTTTAATTAAGCAAGTCTTGTTATCCCGTTTTGTTTTACTAAATTAATAGTATTATCAATTGTAATATTCATTGCTAGGGGGTTATGAGTTATAATATAAACTGCTTCTTTATACTTTGATACTCTTTCCTTTAAAATTGTAAGGACACATTCAATACCCTTTCCATCTAAACTACTATCTAACAGTTCATCATACATATTTAAATTAATTGTAACATCGCCTTGTAATCGTCTCATATCTTGAAATGTAAACAACATTGCTAAATCTATTCGTTTTCGTTCACCGCCAGAAAAATTATGATATGAACATTCACTACCCTTTTCATCAATGATAATTTCTTCGAAATATTCGTTAAAGGTACATGTGCAATTAGCTTCTAATTTATTTAAATATGTTGATAATTTTGTATTTAATAACGTTAATATTTTTTTAACTATAAAAGATTTCACTCCTTCTTCTGATACAACGAATTTAACTGCTTCAAGTATATCTGCTTTTTTACATAATTCTAAAACTCTATTACTTAATACACTTTTCCTTTGTTCCCCTTCTTCTATTAAATTTTTAAACCCAGATGACCTATCTGCTTCTGCTTCTATGTCTTTATCAATTTGTTTGTTCAATAATTTTAAATGGTTGATTTTATCTAAAAGATTTTGATTATTTGTTTTTGTTAATTCTATTTTATGTAATGTTTCTTGTAATT